AATTTTAATTAAAGGAGTTTCTTCATAATCAAAACCCTCATTCAATATTCTTATTTCTTTTAGTTCTCCAGTTATACCTGCATATCCTGTAGCACCTGTTCCAACAGCATCAGAAATATTTAAAGTTGGTGGGTTAATAATATCATAATCCGATCCTGAAGAAACAACCTCAATATTATCAATTTGACCATATCTAACTAAATCATTTGATTTATAATTTAATATCTCAACACCATTAACTAATATACCAGTAGCACCGGGTTCAGTTTTGGTAATTATACCATCATTGGTAGGTGGAGCAATTTCTCTTAAAATTTGTTGAGATTTTAATTTCTTATCTCTAAATTCATATGGTTTTATTTTATTATTTGTAACTGTTGTTTCATTATCCACAGTAACAAATCTATCATTAAATAAATTTGCTCTACTTGTTGCTAATCTAACAGTTGTTGTACTTCCTTGAACTCTTTCTATGAAATAAAGACCTTCTGGAATAAGTTGGGATAAAACAACTGTTCTAAATGCTGTTTTTTTAGTTCTAAAATCAGTATACTCTTGAACTTCTTTTTGAGGAGTAAAGTAAACAGCATCACCAGTCCTAAAACCATGATCAGTTGTAGATGTTATTTGAAATTCTGTTCCAACAAAAGTTCCACTAAATGTAACTTCTCTATCTGTTGTATTAAGTGCCTCTGAGTTATATGATGGAATTGAAGAAGAAGCAACTAAAAGTTTATCACCATCTTTATATGTGTTTTGCACATTGGTTGAATATATTTGACTTCCTTCAAAATTATTAGTTAATACTTTAAGTATGTTTCTTTTAAAAGTATAAGTATCTGTAAGTGATAAAAATCCTTGACCTCTTATAGTTAAAGCTGTAGGCGATGATATATCAATAACGGTTGTTGATTTTTGTACACCATCTGCTCCGGCAATTTGTGCAGCATCACCGATTCTAAAGTAATGAAGTTTAGTTAGGGTTATTTTATAAGTAAAGTCTGAAGCATCTAATAATTGTATCTCAGCAACATTATAAATTGGTGATGTGTTGTAGAACCAATCTCTAGATTTAAATGATTTATCTCTAATACCTAAACTTTTGATTCTTGCAGTATCATTTCGAGAATAGTAATAAGTATTATTTGGATAATTTAAATTTTTTAATACAGATGTAATTTTAACTTTAATTGTTTCATTTGGATCTTTATTCGATGCACCAAAAGCATAGGTATCAATTCCAACACTACTGGTATCTGATATTATACCAACTACATTTGATACCCCATGAAACTCGTTAATTGTCTTACTAGTATATGATACGATTCCAAGCGTTGCATCATTATAATAAACATCAATATTACCAGAATGAGCAAATCCTACAGTTGAATCAACATTTATAAAACTTTGTCCAATTGCAACATCTCCAATAACCTTAGTGTTGGCATGTACAGAGAATACACCATACATAGCACCATCAACTCGTAAATCCCGATTATAACCGGCATCCATGGACATTTTATAATAAGTCTCACCGACACCTACCTCTATCTTTTCGATGTTTGTAACAGGTGCATATGCCCTTGTAAGGTCTCTGTAAGCGTCTTGGAATAGTGTTGCTTGTTCTAGATCTAATGGGTCTCCTTCATATGCAGTCACCACTAAATCGTTTGTAATTCTAAAATTAGCGTTTGATGGAGTAAAAAGAAAATCTTTTGGCCTTACAATCTCAACTCTCTCATTGTATAATGCACCAAATAAAATTTCAAATGATCTGTCTGTTCCTTTACTTGAGTAAAAATCTTTTGCTTGTTTTATGAAAAGATTTTGATTTAAATCTGATGAAAGTTTACGATCCTCAAATCCGGGTAATAGTTGATTTTTAGTTTTTCTTAAAAATTCTTTTAGGAAGAGAATAGTTAAGTTTTGAATCTTAGATCCTTCACGAGTTATTTGACCGGTTCCAGAGTCGTATAAGTTACCCTCATGAGAAGCTGCATCTGTTGTATTAAAACTAAGTTCTCCATTATTCCCATCTGTCCTATAAGTTGTAATACCACAAAAACCCCTTACACATCCAGTAAATGATGTTGCAGTTTTTCCAGTATATGTAATTATTTCATTATCAATTTTTAAAAGACCATATGAATCTGGAAATCCATTTGTTCCATTTGGAAATGCCTCTACGGTGATTGTCTTATCATATGCAGTTATATCAGCGTTTAAAACTGCTTCTTCTGTTAATCCAGTTTGTTCATTGATTTTGATATACTTATCAATATTCGTAATTAAATCAATAGGAGCACCTTGAAACTCCTGTCCTTGATAATAAGATTTTAAAAATTCAGATATTAACGGAAAACTATCCCTAACGTAATTAGGTAATTGACTCTGAACAATATTACTAAGCTTAACTCTTGAAACTGTCATTTTATCTTATTAATTTTTAGTAACCGCCACCGTAGCCTCCGCCACCGCCTGATGATCCTCCTGATGGACTTGGTGATGGAGATGGAGATGGAGAACTAGATCCACTTGATGAACCTGTGGTTGTTGTAGATGTTGAACTTGATTGAACATAAGAGATTTCTGATGTTGCTGTTGTTGTAGTTGTTGTTATGACCGGACTACTTACATCACTTCGACCACCAGCACGAACTAACATGCCATTTCCGTAACTTGATGATACAATGTAGTTAGATGCTGAAGGATCTAATCCAGATGAAACCTCATCAATAACAGTTTCAAAATTGCTGTTACTTATATCTAGTTGCAAATAAAGATCCTGTAATCCGATAACATCATTAGAATGTGGAGATGCTTCAAGTTCAATTATAGTTTGACCGTCTTTAATTTTACCAGACACGATATTAACTGGATTTAGTGTTATAATACCTTTAATATAATCAATAGTACCAACATTTCTTCTAACAATTACAGGTGATGTTGAGTTTATACTTGGTAAAGTAAAGAAAAACAAACTTCCAGTCTCTCTATCAGTGTTAGGAATATCAGTTACATATAAGGGTTCACTAATTCCAGATACAAAAAATGCTGAAGACTTGATATTATATCCGTTCATACTTTTTATATGAAATTGATTACCATAACCAATTGCATATTCTGCAAATGAATTTAAAGCAACTCTCAAATCTCGTCTCATTTTGATAGTTGTGATATTGGAAGTGATTCCCTCTTGACTTTGATCTATGATATTTAAGAATTTACTGTACTTAAATCTAGCACCATACTTATTTAATTCACTTGATTCTGAATATTTTGTTGCATTTGATTGAACAAGACTTGAAACGTCAGCTGAAGAGGGTGCTAAATTGCTATTATAGTAGATTTTTGAGTCTACTTCAATGTAAAGATACTTTAAATCAAGAATTTCTGGAACAATTCCTGCTACAGCATACTTTTTCAACCTTAATCTGATGTTTTCTTTGATTAAATTTGGTAAAAAGTCTCCAGTTCTTGGTTTTATACTAATAAAAACCTTTCCATATTGAGGAGGAACTAAATCTTCACCTCCAAAAACAGAAATTGACTCGGTTTCTGGGTAAATTTTAGTCGGAATGAGTGTTTCATAGTCATTTGATGTCAAAGCTCTATTCTGAGATGCATAAATTCGAGGTGCAAACTTCTTAATTGAGTCTACACTCTCAATTTGTTCACCACCAGATGCAGGTAATCCAGTTGTTAATAGAGAAACACCTGATGAAACAGTATATTCTGTTGCATTTCTTGTATATGTTAACTTGCCCGCAAACTGAAAATTACGAACTGCGTTACCACCGTCACCACTTGACACGATATAATCAACTTCTACAACATTTCCTTCATCTAATTTCTGCCCAAATATACCATCTCCAAAAAATATCTCATATCTTTCATCTTCTATCTCTTGTAAGAAGAAAACTTTCGATAAAGAAGTGATATCAAAGAGACTATCTTGAGAACTATACTTAACTCCTGCTGTTGAAAATGAATTATTCTTAACTCTTACCTTAATTAGACTTGTATCAATGCCAGTATTTGGTAAAATAAACCTTAAATTTGGATTTGCAGCAGAATTTGTGAATTCTGAGGTTAAAAGTGTACCTTCATATATGGAAATATTGTTAAATCTTGCAATTCCGTCCTTTACAGGCACTGTAATGTCTTCACAAATTGAAAAAACGAGTGAAGAATTACCAAAAGCAGAGGAAGTTGCTGCGACAGGCCCTTTATTAAGTGTTAAATTTGATGGTGCAGGGGTAATATTACTACAATCTACGAAAAAAGTGACGGTGGCTCTTGCTGCAGTCCTTGAACGAGGTAAATATCCGATATTTCTTGCGAGTGCAACTACATTTTCCCTTAATGTTGCACTATCAATGAAGACTTCGTTTGCCACCATGTTGGCATTATACGAAGTGATGTATGTATTATATGCTAATACGTCTAAAACAGTTGATAAGTTCGATCCCTCAAAGTTATAATCCGTAAAATTTGAATTGGATTGTAAGTATTCTTTAAGAGTTGTCTTAACTTGATCAAAATCAAGGTTAGCAAAATTGACTAAGGACATTTTATCTGGTTGGTTGCAACGCGAATTCTAATTGTTGTGGAGGAACGTCTGCTCCAACAACCTCATATTTAATAGTTACATCAAAAGCATTATTATCAAAGCCAGGTAAGGCAATTACATCTATTAACTTCACTCTTGGTTCAAATTCATCAATTGATTCACGTATCTGATCTTCTACAAAACTGCCTGTAAGGTCATCCATTGTCTCAAAAAGAGACTCAGCAACATCAGATCCAAAGTCTGGTTCAAAAAACTTCTCTCCGGGACTTGTAAAAACGATATTTTTGATAGAGCGAGCAATCGCATTTTCATTTTTAAGTGCAATTAGGTCTTGTGTGAGAGGATTATTCTCAAAAGACATGCTAATATCCTTAAAACCTTGACTAACTCTTTCTAATGGCATTAATTTATACTAATAATAGTTATTTATCAGCTTAAATGTACGATTGATCATCATAATCGAGTCCCTCATAGAAATCATCGTCATCCATCTTCTCATAAAGGTCATTTTGCACCTTTGAATCACGTTTTTTAGGTGTAATCGCGTCATTTGCGATTTCACGGAGCATTTTTTGATGCTGATGATTCGCCAAATTGTCTAAAAAATCATGAGAAGCAGTCATTTTACTAAAAAAGGGACTATATTGTCCCTTTTATTTATTCACTTCGAGAAAAAACGATTTTTTTATTTATTTTTTCGAGAATATCCCTTTTTTCGCCCTTTTTGTTTTTTGAAAACTCCTAATTGAGTCAAAATATACAAAGAAAGGGTTACCCAAAAGATTAATTCGAGTGCAATATTGTTCATTACACTTTTCTCACTGGTTTTGCCTTTAATTTTGGTTTATCCGAGTCACGAGACGCGGAATTTTGATTCGAGAGACGTTCGACTTTTACAGTATAGTAATTATTGTCTCTTTTTGACAATTCTGTAAGAACTTCAAGAGAAATGTTCCATAAATCTTCTGTAGACATTTCCCAAGCAAAAGAGCCATGTACACTATTCTCTGAATATTGAAAGATTCGAGGATTTTTCATAGTTAGATAATACGAGTTTTCTCATGACCGACACGAATACGAGGATCGCACCAGATTTCATCACCATTCTCTTTGGCAT